GGGTAACTATACCAGGTACCCAGCAATCAAAGCCGCACAGTACAGAAGACTGGCTGCAATTGATAACCCGCTATGGGTTCAGGCAATGGCAACAAAAATTAAAAATCAAAAATGGTTTAGATGGCATGACGCTGGCGATGTACAAAGCAAAGAGCACATGCAAAAAATTATAGAAGTATGTAAACTAACACCAAACACAAAGCACTGGCTGCCAACTCAGGAGCGAGCATTCTTACCAGCTCCGGAGGATGTTCCTGAAAACCTGGTGATCAGGTTGTCTAGATCTAAAATAGATGGGCCAGCAGGCAATGCCTGGAGCCATGATTCAGGCGTCACGACTGATGAAACAAAAAGAACTTGTCCAGCGCCAACTCAGGGCGGTAAATGTTTAGAGTGTAGAGCATGCTGGAACCCTGAAATAAAATCTGTTATATACGGAAAACATTAATGACTCACGTATTTAAACATCCCAGTTATTACAAAAGAATTCGCGCTGCGAATAAGGATCAGGCCATTAGCGGAGCAAGCTCGACGGAGCAAGTGGAGCGTGCGCCTGATCCGGATCCTCAAGCTTCAAGCCACAAGCGTCAAGCACCAAGCGACTCCAGATGCAGGCGACAAGCGTCAAGCCCCAAGCAGCAGGGTTCAAGCGTCAAGCCGCAAGCGACAAGCTCCCTGATTCTTGATCCCTCATAAAGTTTTGAGTTCTTGTCTCTGGCATCAAGAACTAAGATAAATGTATTGTCAGGATGTTTCACATGGAACGCTATTTGATGTGGCGAAAATGTGACTTTGTTTGTCTTTGTAACTTTGAGCTCTATAGTGAAAAAGTGCCGATTATTATTATAGACCAATAGATCAGGAGTACCGGGAAGGCTAAGATTCTCAAGTCTAATAAGCGAAAACTCTTTAAAATATTTTTTAATTTGTGCATAGAATTTGGTCTCAGGTTTCATCTTATTTTCAAGTTAACAAGATATATTTTCCATATACCTGTTATCTTATTTGTCAACTTATTTCATAAAAATTTGTATAGAAATTCTGGGTATAGTGCTGGTCAACACAGGATTAACTTTATGCTTAAATGGAGACTTTACAATAACTAAAGAATTACCAGAAGGTGGTATCCAACCATGTTCAACTTTGTCAGTAAACATAAACTCCCCACCCCATTTTTCATTCCATCTGTTATTCACATAAAATGTAGCTCCATATCTCCAGCCATGATCATCGTGCCAATTGACCCCACTGTCTTTATTCATCATGTGAATGATTGTATTTATTTCAGTTATATTACATAGATCACAAAATGGATTTGATTTTATCAAAGTCTTTAGTTTTTCAAATGGTTCGTAATTGTGAACTTCAACTCTTAAAGGAGCTTTTATACCTTCTGTCAATGTTTTACTCCATAGTCCTTCAGATGAATGTAGATTTAATTTTTTTCTTTCTTTTATAATGGCATTGTGAATACCTTTAAACATTTGATAACTCAAAAAGTTATTAATAAACCATATCTTACCTGGTATTGAATACCTTAATTTCACTAGCCTATTTTCTTTAATACTTTACCCATGTTCCAGGTTTCTGCTTTAACAGTAAATACTAATCGGTGCGATTCTCTTACACCAATTAATTTATTTTCCATCAATTGTAGAGAAGTGATGTCATAATATTTACCATCTGGTAAACAAACTTGAACTCTTGCTTCACCTGCTACAGGTGACTTCAGCATCTTATCTAAAACTTGTCTTAATAACTTTCCATTCATAAATTCATTCTGTTTAAAGTAGACACCTAATCAGGAGACAAGGTGTCTACTATCCATCAAACATTCAAAGAAACTGTTGCCATGTATAAGAGCAACAGTTGCTTGATTTATATCATTGTTGTGTTAAAAGTCAAATATGGGTTTGCCAAAAAAATTAACTGAACAACAAATAAAGTTTGCTAATCTTTTAATATCTGAACAAGGTAGAAAGACTGCAACGCAGTGTGCTATCGAAGCTGGTTATGCAAAAGACTCAGCAAGGCAGGCGGCTAGTAAATTACAAAATCCAAAATTATATCCACTTGTAGTGCAATACATTGGTGAGCTACGTGAAGAGTGGCAAAAGCAATACGAAGTTACATTTGCAAATCACATAGCAGAGTTAGGTAAACTTAGAGATAATGCTAGAGAGAAGAAAGCTTGGTCAGCTGCAGTTAATGCTGAAGTTGCAAGAGGTAAAGCTGCAGGTTTGTATATAGAACAGAAAATAATTCGAACAGGTAAGTTAGAAGACTTATCAACAGAAGAATTAGAATCTAGAATGAAACAAATTATAGATGACTATTCACCTATTTTGGAAGGAGTGGAAGTTGAAGAATTAAAAGAAAAAGTATTAAAACCAAAACCTCCACTCACATCAGATTATTCGTCGTCAGATTCGTCTGAATCTTGATCAGCTACAGATAATACAATCTCGCCATCTTCGATTTTAACTTCGATTTCACCTGCTTCGATCATATCTTTTACAGCTTCTTTAATAGCATCTTGTAAGTTAGACATAGTTTTCTCCTATTTGTTGGAATTGCAATATATAAAATTGCAATCAGATAGTCCATTACAATTATGTTAAAATTTTTTCTATTTTTTTAACACAACCTTTTGGAAACACATTTCTGCCACTAAATATTTCTTCTTCACTATCGTAAGTTGAAAATGTTTTTAATACTTTAGAATCATTATAATATACAAAACCATAAGTTATTAATGTGCAGTAATTCATTTTATCAAATTGATCTACACCTGCATGCCCTTCATCACCTGTAATATCAATCCACGTGATTTTACATAAATAATATTTTTTCTTTTTTATCTTACATACAATTGGTGTAGCCATAATTCCTTATAGTCTAGAAAAAGGGGTATGTATATTTTTTTGAAATACACATAACAACCTTTTTTTCCGTCCTGAGTTTTCTTTGTAACAACAAAAAACGTTGATTTTATTGACTTTTATGTAGTTTGTAACAGCTTGTAACAGCTTTGTAACAGCTAAAAATGCTCTAGAAGTATTGATTTTATTGACTTTTTTGATTTTGTCACACATGTAACAGAAAAAGGCCCCCCCAACTTTTTTTTCAAAAAACATCTACCCCCCTTTTTTTAGACTATACATTGTGACAAAGTACTGATCAACTCTTTGTAACCATTTCCACATATACTGCTGAAACTCCGCGTCTTTTATGACAAATTTTTGAAAATAGTTATCTTTAGTGCACATTAGAATCACTCCAGACTGTATTTTTGTATCATAGACATGGTTGTGAGCCATGGCGTATGCCGCCAGCTGCGTGAAGTAGTCATCAATCCACTCTCTACGTTTTGGTTTATTGCTTTGTTTAAAGTCTATGATAGACTCCCGACCTTCGTAAATTCCACACAAATCTGTAGCACCTGCGTATAAACCTGGATAGTACAAAGTGATCTCAGACCCCCATATTTCGTCCATAGAGCCCTTTAGACCCTGCTTGAACACAGTTTGGGCCATGAGGCCTGCTGCCTGACCCATGTCGCTTAAATCCTGATGCCCGTCGCCTGTAACGTAGCCCTCGATAATCCGGTGCATAATCGTACCTCTAGCCGCTGCATCATCACGTATTCTATCTGCCTCATTGTCGCCAACTTTCTGCTTCCATCTCGCCAAACTTGCCTTCTTCTCGGCTGATTGCGTAGCAGATAATATAGTCGTAACACTCGGTAACTTATCACCATATATATCGTAGTGTCTTTGATTATCTATCAAAGACCGAACTGATGGCGGGTACTCAAATCTTTTATTCCATTTCATTTTTTAAAGGTCCATATAATTTGTTTTCTATAATTCTTCTTTGATTAACTGCATAACGAAATAACCAATTCGCATGCCATTTATTTATTTTTTCTTCAGCTTTTACTATGTTTTCAGTGGCTGTTATAGTATCATAAAATGCATTCATTCTTTTTCTTTCTATTTCCCATTTATCTAAAGGTATATATCCTTTTTCAGATATATCATAATCATGCAAAGCTGAACGTAACTTTTTACAAATTTTTCTAGTTAATTTTCTTTTTTGGTCTTTTTCCCATTCAATTTTTTCTAACTCATCTTTTTTATATCCGCTATCATTAGATTTCCATTGATATGATTTTACATTTTGTCTTTTTGGTTTTAACTTACAAACAAGATATGCTTCCCATTTTAATCTAGCCCTACCATTTTTGGGAGCTTTAATCCACCTAATATAATCAACCGGTTGATTATAACTTGCTCTAAATGGCCTACCATCAAAAATATTGACTGTTTGACCAACATATTGAACCACACCTTTATAGTAATGAATATATATGACAGGTTGTTTGTGCCATGCGTGTTCAGGTATTAAATTTATATTTACTACTTTTTTCATGCTACTTCTTTTCCTTTCCAACGAAGTATACTCCAAGCTTCATTCCATTTTGTATTAATAAATTTAGTTGTCTCTTTTTCATATCCAGAATAATCACTCCACACTGGATAAGCTTCGTCTTGTTTTATAAGACCTAAAATCTCGTGAAAATGATAGGATAAGCTAATTTTATTTGTATCAATTCTATGATAACAATAATTAATTCCATAAGAACTTCCGCCAAATTTAGCAAAATTTTCTTGCCAACAAAGAGCTGTGGCACACCAATGACCTCTTTTAGAAAAAGTATTACCACCAAAAAGTATTAAGTCTTCTTTTCTATTCCAACATTTATTTATTTTTTCTATAAACTCATCATAATTTTCATCATCAAAAAGTTTTGTAATATCCCTGATAGGTTTTATTTCAACATAGATATGTTTGTTCTTACCTAAATAATCATCTTCCTCTCTTTCTGAGTAAATTACAAAGTCTGGTTGATATCCATAAACATTTTGAACCTCTGGTTCATATTCGACATCAAAACCAAGTGACTTAAAAAATATATAATATCTTGCTTCTAATTTACTTCTAAAATGTATGCCTTCGTATACTATTTGTTTTGCTTTCATTTCTCCTCTGTTATTTTGGGTGGTGGTACTTTGGCTAACATACATTTATTGTCACCCATACCATGAGTTTGAAAGCCGAAGAAAGTTAAAGCATGAGCAATGGTGCTCATTGCATATGTATTGTGGTCATCAAATACAAAACGTGTGTGTGGTGCTGATCTATTTGCAAACCAAATAGCTTCAGTCAAAACAGCTCTTGTAGTGTGAGGTCCATCAAAATGTACAAAGGCAAACTTCGAATCTTTATGTTTTGATACATTCATGAAATCTTCATCAGTCATATTACATAAAGTAAATTTACCTTGCTTTCGATAAGGCATTAGATCATATAACAAAGTATCTCGCATCTCATCGGTATAGTCTGCAGTATATGCAGGACCATTATCATAGTGTTGATATTTTAGATTGGCGTAAGGATCGACACCCACATGAATATAGTTATTAAGAACACCATCCATAATAATTTTGCTTCCCAGTCCTTCTCGAACACCGATCTCACAAGTTTTATAACCTTGACAATCAAAGTTCTTAGACCATTTTTCCAATAAGTCATAATCTTTACTATCCCCTCTTATCATACCAACTTGTATCTCTCCCTTCTTTTTTACACCACAGATAGTGATTGTATAAAATTTTTGTATTCCATCTATCAATACCAACTTGTCTTTTAGACTTTGCCATTATTAACCTCCTTATCAACGTATTTATCAACTTGATCTTGAAGTTCTGCTTTCTGCTTCATTAATTTAGCTATTTCAGTCTCAAGTTTTTTTATGTGTTCAACAGTCAGTTTTCTTTGTTCTGCTTGTAGTGTTTTTATTCTTGCTTGATCCATCATTATTTCTCCTTGTGAATTACATTGCGGACACTGGTGTATGGTTTCCATCTGATTCTCGATAGATTCCTTTACTTTGATATAACCGTTTCCACGGCATCTTGGGCATATTGTTGTCATCTTTTTCTATCCTTTCTAATACTTGGTTAACTTTCTTTCTAACTAAAGATCCATCTAGTTCTGCCATTGAACAAACAGCATCGAAGTCTCTGTTTGGTAATGATACATAATCTAACTCATGAAATCTTCTTCTTTCGTAAAGTTCTTTATATTTTACGACCTGTCTTTTTATTTTAATTGCATCTTCAATTGATACTATCAAAACATTTCTCCAAAGATTACGCAGTGGATTAAACGGATCTTCTAAATTAATTGCCTTTAGACCCAAGTCTGCCATTTAATTTCCTCGCTTTCTCGTTAATTAATATGTCCAAAGCTTTTGCTCTAGATACTTCTGCGTCAGGTACAATTACTCTCCTGATCTTATCTAACTTATCACAACTTTTATGTGAAAGAGCTACTGATTTATATTTATTTATGTCTGTCATTAGTATATTCCTTTGTTAAGTTATACAATATAGGATAATTATATTACTTGTCAACCCTTCTTTTAAAATTAATTCTATAACCTTCTTGTTCTTCAGGCACATATTTTGCTGCTTCTTTGACCTTTTTGTACCATTGATCCCTGATGCCTGGATCCTTAGTCTTGTTCCATTGTACCGCTAGTTTTTCAGTTTCTTCCATTAGTTTATCTATTATCATGTCTTCACTCATTTTTTCTCATTTATTAATTTTAATATTTTTATATTTCCGGAAATAGTAACGGTATCAGAATTAGGTTTAACCCAATGCTCCAAATAAGATGGAAAAATTATTATATCTCCTTGTTTTAAATTAGGTTCATAATGTATGTCAAATATAGGATTATCAAAACATTGTAGTATATTTTTTGAAGGTGAATTAAATATGGTGTTAGAGTTTCCTCTGTAATAAATTATAAAAGAAAAATTACTACCATGCACGTGAGCACCTTGGTAATCATTTTTTTCATATTTATTGATCCAAATTTTAGTTATGCTAAATGTAAAATTTATACAATACGGTTTTAAAAGATAACCTAATATGTTTGTTAATTCTATATTTAGATAATTAATTGATTTTTCGTCAAATAAAGTATTACCATTTAAAGTTGTTTTTACATTAGATTCAAAAGTTTTTTTAAAATTATCACCTGTTACTTTTAGTTTTGATAAATTTAAACTTTTATATGCAATTAAATTATTAAATAGATTATCGACCTTGACGGTTATATTTTTTAAAATCTCTTTTTTCATCTTTATTCTTTCTTTTTTTATGTATGCCTGGTCTCTTTTTAGGTTTCGCTCTTGGTACGAAATGCGTAAATTTTTGTTTAGCCATTTTTATAGTGTTCTTTTATAAAATTTCTATCTGACTCTGATAAAGACATGTATCTTATTCGTCCATTAATATGTTGTTTGGTATCATGACCACAGTTTGTACATCTGTAATACTCTTGAACAATTGCAACTAAGATTGCTTCTTCTTGACACTCTTCACAGTGTCCATGTACTGTATCTATTTTGTTAAATAATTTTATTGTTTTTTTATCTATTGTCATTTTTTATAATACCAAGTTGCCACTGTATATCTTGTTCCTTTATTTATAGGTTTAACTCCATGTTTATGATAATTTCCATCAAAATACAAGGCTCTTCCAGGTTTAGGTTTGAAAATTGTACCGTCTTCAAAATAAGTTTCTCCTCCTTCAAAATCGTTATTTAAATATACTATTGATGATAAAGTAGTCCTACTGCTATGTAAATCAAAATGTAATCGTTGTCCATTTGAAGGTGGCCATTTAACTATTTGAAACCAATCAATTTCAGATTCTTTCATTTGTTTAGATTTGTTATTTAATTTATTCATTAAAAATGAAAGTTTTTCATCTTTTTTATTTAATTCAAGAGGATAACTGCCCATGTATCTAAAAACCGTTAGCTGTCTTTCTTTATAATACTTTAATAAAAATTTTATCTCTTCTTTAGATAAAAAATTATCAACTATTTCTGTAATCACACCAGGTCTTTTGCCCTTGTTAGAACTGGTTTGTATTTTGTTTTACCTTCAGACTTGTAGGCCCACAAATAAGATGCTCTTGGTGTTCCATTAATCCAACTTGCGTGGATCCATCCACTGTTAGGCTCACCTGGAGTGTAGAACTCTAGGATTAATTGATCTGGCTGAAGGTTAGATTTAATCCAATCAAATAATTCAGCATTGTCTACACCAACACATTCAAAATCCGCTGCTTCTGCTTTCGCATGCTGACTGTTAATTGAGCTGCCGATAGCAACACACAATTCCGGAGACCTGAAGCCTGACGTCACCTTCACTCTACCGAAGTGATCACGTACGGGCTGCAAAATATTTTCACAAAGTGCTTTTAATTTTTCAATCTGACCTGCACTAGGATTATTATTAATCCCTTTCCTGATAGCAGTATCAGATTTAGTTAATTCTTGAAGAGTAAAATTACGACTGAGATTCATCTTCTTTTAATTCAATATCACCACAAAAATAAGTAACATATAATTTATCTTTATTCATTTTTATATTTGTTCTTTCAGAAAAATCTACGATTAATTCTCCACCTTTTTTAACACATGAAGACCAATCTTCAAATTTATAATTATATTCCATTGGTTGTCCACAAGTCTTAGTAACTGAGGAACAAATATATAATACCAAAAAGAATTTCATTAATCTGACCTAACTGAATCTATGAAATTGTATACTCTTCCAAACTGTTTGTCTATATTTAGTAAATCTTGTTGTATCATACCTACCAAAACCTGAAGTTCTATCAGTGTGACTAAAGTCCATGTAGCTAGACCCATTAATATTGTACCAAGTAATGCAATTAGAGCTGTATTAGTTTTTCGAGTCATTTAAATACTCTTCTAATTTTTTACCTGCTGGTGACAATGTTATAACATATGAAAAAGTTGCAGCTAATAATGCTGTGCATAATGCTTCACTCCACCAGTGTCCAAAATGAGTTGGGTGAGCTAATAAATCTGCGATAAAACAACCAATAAACATAAACAAAGGTAATTTAAAATGAAATTTCCAAGGAATAAAAGACATCATAACCACTAGAACACCTGTTACGACTCCTGTCTTAGTTGCTATTATTGCATGTTTTGAAGTTAGTGCAGGTAAATTACCTTGCACCATAAATATCATACAAGATAACCACGCGAGTGAAAGCTTGTGAAAGAATAAAGTTGCCTTTTGTCTAAACACTAGGTCCTCCACAGAAAGCCAATAGAACTAACATTACAATTAGAATACCTGTAAAGTAATAATTCATCCTGGCTATCTCCATTATAAAACCCAACCTTTAATTTTTTTCCATAATTTTTTAAACATGCTTTCACCCATATAATCTTCATAGTTTTTTACTTCGATATGACTGCATACATAACAATCACATGAAGCACATTGTGTTGTGCTTACATAAAAACCTTGTCCCTTACAGTGGCATCTGTGACCACAATCAATACAAAATATTTTCATTTTTTATCCTCAATATCATAAAACATTTTATCAGAATCTTCTGTTACCCAGTCACCACCCTCTGCATCCCAGTACGTAGTTTGTACTTTGTAGTCGGGCCATTCGTTTTCTGTTGTGTAACTATTTATATGCCAAATGATTCTGTTGTTTGGCTGTGCAGCAAAGTTGCCGTTTTCTAATTGTAATATGTGAGCACATTTATGCTCTTGCGGAATTTCAGAGTGTTCCGTATCCAATATATTAGTGTCTGGATGCGCCCAGTCAATGGTAAATAAGTATTGACCTTTATAAAATTTTTTATCTCTACCTAGATATTTTCCGTTTACACCATCCAACCAATCAAAGCAATGGACACTAGGCCAATAACTAAAACTGTTCCATAGTTGGAGTTCATCCACTGCCATGTCAGGAACCTCAGATCTTTCATATTGTTTTTGGAAAAAAGCTGAGATAGGTAAACGCCAATAGCACGCACCATTTGGTAACATAATGTTAAATAATAGAGCCCGGCCTGAAATAGAGCTAAGACCAAAGATAACACAGTCACGATAATCTCTTTTATATTTTTCATCCATGTCATAAAGATACTCTCTCCTTATTTTACAATAAATCGGCGGTATATTAGCATTTAAATAAGACATAATAAATCATTTTATTTCACCCCAATTAGGGCCTGATTCATAGTCTACCTTGTTTGGCACCTCTAAGTCAACTGCATTTTCCATCACATCTTTTATTCTCTTAGCTTGTTCTTCTGACTGAATAGAAAAATCTAATTCATCATGTATTTGTATATGTGCGATCAATCCTTCTTTGTATAAATCAACCATTGCTTTCTTTGTCATATCAGCTGCACTACCTTGAATTAATTTATTCAATGCTTTGTACGTAAAAGCTCTACGTGTAGAGTTTTGATGCCAATAATTTTTTTTAGGTTTGCCATTTTTGTCTTTTACAATATTACCTTCGAAGTCTTTTAGATGTGGACCCATCTCTTGAAGCTCTAACATACGTTCATGATCTTCAGGTGGTACGTACGTTCCCCAATCTGCTCCTCGTAATACTGGTTCGTATTTAGGAAATCTACATCTTCTACCTAAAAGAGTTTTGATTTGTCCTCTTGCTTCTGCAGCTTTCATAACTTTGTTCATTAACTGTTTAACAAAAGGTGCCTCGCTGTGATACTTTGTAAATAATTCTTCTGATTTTTCTTTTGACACTCCAAGTTCTCCTTGTAGTTTTGCTTTACCCATACCATAAAACAAACCTAAGTTAATTGTCTTTGCTTGTGATCTTGGAATCTTAGCCATCTCTGCAACAATCTTGTGAAAGTCTGTCGATGGATCATTTTCATATGAGTCTGCAATTTGATTTACAGATGGTAAAGAAAATTTTAATGCATAGTGTGCAACAAGTCTTGGTTCCTGTTGCGAGTAATCAAATGTACCCCACTTCATACCTTCTTCTGGTATAAATAAACTTCTAAGTAAAGGCCCTGTTTCCGGATCCCTTGCTGGGATTTGCTGTAGGTTTGGATTCGAATAACTAAATCGTCCTGTAACTGTACCCCCATCATCAGATCGTATTTGATTTATATCTGCATGAATTCTACCTTTGTGTTCATGTTTTAAAATAGTATCTATAAATGTAGTTCTAACCTTGTTTATTTTTCTTGCTTCTGCTATCATATTAACTACAGGATTAGTGTGATTAGAAATAAAATTTTTAGTAAATGAGGGAGAGTTTGTCTTTTCAGTTCGGGTATAAGGTAGCTTCAGTTTTTCAAAAACTTTCGCAATACTTGCTGCGGCCCATATTTGAGTATCTACTCCTGTTTCTATTTTCACTTGTTGTAATAGGTTTTCTTCTTTTACTGCCAGTGCTGTTTTCAATTGATTGGCTTTCTCGATATCTACCCGAACACCTAGGTGGCGCATATCGACCAAACAAGGAAACAGATCAGTCTCAAGATCAAAAACGTCCTGCAGATGATCTTCAATAATTATATTTTTTAATTTGTGCCAAAGTCTTAAAGTTAGTTCAGCATCTTTTTCAGCATATCCACCAACTTCCATCGCAGGCATTCTCCACATATCTGCTTTTGGATCTAATCCTCTTTCTTTTGCTGCTTGATTTAATCTTGCTTCACTCTTTCCTTCACCAAGATGATGCCAAGACAAAGTATTTAATGTGTATGAGAATCTATTTTCATCAATTAGTGATGATGCAATCATGGTATCTATGATTAAACCATTGATTTTTATACCTAAATTACGTATCCAACATACGTCGTACATAGCGTTGTGAAATATTTTTGTAGCAGGTGATTCACAAATATCTTTAAACCATTCGATAGTTTTCTTTCTATCCATGTTAGGCCCTTGTTCGTGTGCAATTGGAAAATAATTTTTATAACCGTTTACAGCTACAGCAAAACCTACT